AAATTCGACATGCACGTGTCACCAGAGGCTCTCGAGTGGGAGCATGGGGTATATCTATCGTTGTTTGACCACGATCCAGAGTTGGTTCGCCTGCTGTCTTGGCAGATGAATAACAAAGGTAGTGGGTATTGCAATGATGGCTCACTTCGTTACCGCGTCAAGGGGAAGCGGTTCTCTGGTGACATGAACACTGGGTTGGGTAACTGCCTGCTCATGAGTGCTATGGTGCACGCGTGGGCACGGCAATCCCGGTGTGATGTAAAGTTGCTCAATAACGGGGATGACTGCGTTGTTCTGATGGAACGTAAAGAATATTCGCGGTTCATCACTGGTCTTGACCAGTGGTTCCTTGATATGGGGTTCAGGATGGTAGCTGAGGATCCTGTGTATGATATGCACAAGATTGAGTTCTGCCAAATGCATCCCATAGAAATTGGGGATGAGTGCCGTATGGTGCGTAACATCCCCGTGTCGTTGCGTAAAGACACTCTCACGGTCCATCCGATGACCAACCGTAGACACCGCGCTAAGTGGATGACTGCTGTTGGCACGTGTGGGCTGTGGCTTGTTGGTGGAGTACCTGTAGTCCAGGACTTCTATCAGTGCTGTCAGCGCGTTGGTTGCAACGCCGTCAGCAATATGGTAGATGATCCCACATTTGCTACCGGGATGCGGTTGATGGCGCGTGGTATGCGAGAGCAATACCGCGAGCCCGACGCTTGGACCCGAGTGCAGGTGTATGAGGCATGGGGTATAACTCCTGATGAACAAGTAGAGTTGGAACGACATTACAGGGACTATGTATTGGATGACCAGCGTATCGTTGATGAGATATTCAACGATACCCCGTTGTTGACCACGGTGCTCCAGCCGTAAAGGCTGGGGTACTCGAATTATTTATTTGTATCGTGTACCACAGAAGAAAGTGCAATGGTGCGTAAAAGTCGCACAACTGTCGTCATCAAGGCGAAAAAGAAGAAGGCTGGGAAAATGCCAGTCACACAGAAGGAGGTGAGTGCCCTAGGGAAGGCCATTCGTACCCTCGGTATGGCAGCTGGAGGAGCTGCTGGAGGGTATTTTGGCCAACCTGCCGCTGGAGTAGCGGTTGGGCACTCACTTGGGGCGGCGCTTAGTCGGTGGTTGGGTGCTGGTGATTACTCTATTGGGAGTAACACCATCGTCCGACAGTCGATGAAGGCCGCTGGTTCTATACCAGCGATGCATACGGACCAGCAGTCCGTAATCATCCGCCACAAGGAGTACCTAGGTGAAGTACTCTCGTCCGACGTCTTCTCTGTTCAGCAGAGCTTCCCTCTCAATCCGGGGATTGCTCTTACTTTCCCCTGGGCTAGTGGTATTGCTGGTAATTTCCAGGAGTACCGCATCCGGGGGTTGGTGTTCCATTACATTCCGTCAAGTGGTGCCGCAATTAGCAGCACCGACGCGTCGTTGGGCACCGTGATGTTACAAACGTCATATAGGTCCAACGACACTCCACCAACATCGAAAGTGGAGCTGTTGAATGAATTCTGGAGCAATGAAGTCGTTCCGTGTGACACAATGGCACACCCGGTTGAGTGTGACCCAAAAGAAAACCCGTTTAACGTCCAGTATGTTCGGACTAGTTCTGTTCCGTCTGGTGACTCTGTTCTGATGTATGATTTGGGGCAGACTCACCTGGCGGTCAGTGGTTGTCAAACAGTTGGAAAGCGTTTGGGGGATTTGTGGGTCACCTACGATATTGAGCTCAAGAAGCCACTACTGTATTCTAATGTGACCAGTCGGGTTGAGTCCGCCTCCGGCATTGTGTCAAGTCCTTCGTCTACTAGCCAGTGGCTGAGCCCCGGCAAGACGTTGACAGGCACGATTGCCGTCGCTATTACCAACAACACTGTGACCTTTCCTAAGGGCACAGTTGGCACTTTTATGGTGCTGATTGAAGTTGGGGGATCAAACCTTACTCTCACCAATAGTGGCGTCACACCCACGAATGGTACATTAGTTCCTGCTGTTGCGGGGCTTGCCACCACGGTATTCAATAACCTGGCGGGTACCACGATTGTGGATGTGTGGTTGGCTGTGCAGATCGTTGATCCACAGCTGACGTGTGTGCTCACGTATGGTATGGGTGGTGGAGCAACCACCCTCACTCAGACAAGGGTCATTGTTACCCAGATTGCCTAGAGACCTAGTTGTGTGTTGTGTACCTATCTCGAAGACAAAGACTATAAAAAGAGCGTGATAATAAAAGCTATGCCACTAGCACAAAAAGATTCCACGCAAGTTTCGAGTTCATGTTTGTTGTTATGTATGTTCGCGCCTTGTGTCGGGCGTGGGGCTACCCGCTTATTGCAAACCGGTGTAAGGCCCGGTTGCCTGGGGACTAGATCATCTCGG